GGGTAAAAGATGAATATTGAACTTCTTAACGAAGAAAAGGATTTCAACGAAAATGAATTAGTTGTTTTCGAAAAACAGAATCTTGCATTGTTCAAGGGTCTTGCTGATGCAACCAAGGCGAAAAAGAAACTTGAATCGGATGAAAAGAAGTTGAAAACAAAACTTGAAAAGTTGATGGATGAATACGGTATCAAGTCAATTGATAATCAGTACATCAAAATCACGAGGGTGAACGGTTCAACATCAACAAGTATCGATACAAAAGAACTTGAGAAGGAAGAACCAAAGTTATATGCCGAACTGCTGGAAGATTATCCGAAAATCACAACACGCAAGGATTCAATTAGATTCGAGGTGAAATAAATGAAGATTGTAACAAAATATACGATTCGTTTAACTGAAGGTTACCATGATGGTTATAGAACTGGACGTGATGTTCATGAATTAATAGTTATTGCTAATAGTAAAGAGGAAGCGATTGCAAAAGCAAAATTACGAATTACAAGGACTTACAATAACGATTATTTAAAAACTAGGGTTCTATTTAGTGAGGATGTGATCGTGAGTGGGTAAAGAAAAATCGTTTGAAACCAAAGTCAAAGATTACATTGAAAATTATGGTGGTTGGTTCATCAAATATTGGGGCGGTGGTAAATACACTAAAACAGGAATTCCCGATTTACTTGCTTGTATAAACGGTGATTTTTACGGAATAGAAGTTAAATCTGAAACGGGGAAACCTTCAACGCTTCAGTTGATGAATCTGAACAAAATCAATAATGCTGGTGGATATGCGATTCTCTTATATCCTAAAGATTTTGAGAATTTCAAGAAGTTAATTCAAGGTGATAAATCCGTATATGCGGAACTAAAAAAGAGGTGGTTAATTAAATGGGAACAGCTACAGATATTACAGCGATAATATGTGCAACGCTAATCGTTTTAACTTGGATAACGAACAGGAACAAACGATGAAGATACATTTTTCAACGGTCGAGCAATTCGAAAATTGCGAAATGCGGTACAAATTGCAGTATATCGATAATATAGAAATTATCGATTCTGATGACCCTCAAAATCCGTTAAGGATTGGCACAGCTTTACATAGAGCGATGGAACTTGATTCAGAAACTGCAATCAAAGAATACTTGATGAGTTATCCAATAATCACAGATAAACATATAGATGAGGTTATTAAATTAGAATATTGGATTCCGAAAATCAAGAAAATTGTACCCGATGGATTGCAAGAAGTTAACTTCAGTAATGATTGGTACGAAGGAACAGCGGATTTATTAGTTCCATGTGGGAATGGTCAATATGATTTATACGATTACAAGTATTCAAACAATGTTGAGCATTATATGGAATCAAGGCAGTTACATGTTTATAAGTATTTCATAAAAGAGATACTAAACATCGATATTCGGAATATGTATTTCGTCTTTGTTCCGAAAACAAATATCAGACTGAAGAAAACTGAAACACTTAAAGATTTTAGAACTAGGATAATCGATGAACTGAGTAAACTCGATATAACAATTAAGGAAGTTAAATATCAAGAAAATAAAGTCATCGATTTTCTAAAATCAACAATAAAACTAGAACGAACAGAGGAATTTGAGAAAGTTCAATCATACTTGTGCGATTGGTGTGAGTATCGAGAACTATGTATGGAAGGAGTAAATTATATGATTTTACCTAAGGCAGAACGTAGAGAAGTTGGAACAGCTACAAAACGCAAGTTGTGGCTATATGGTGGAGCATTCAGCGGAAAAACAACATTTATGGATTCCGCACCAATGCCAATAAACCTTAACACAGATGGCAATGTTCAATTCGTCACAATGCAGTATCTACCAATCAAGGATACATACGAGGGGAGAATCAAAGTTCTTGCATGGGAGAATTTCAAGAACGCAATCGGGGAATTAGAGAAGAACGATAACAATTTCAAAACAATCGTTGTTGACCTTCTCGAAGATACATACGAATCTTGCAGATTGTACATGTATGACAAACTCGGTATTGATCACGAATCGGATGATTCATTCAGAGCGTGGGATAAGGTGAGAACTGAATTTCTATCAACAATCAGAAGATTGATGAATCTTGATTATGAAAACATTGTTCTAATCAGTCATGAAGATACATCCAAGGATATCACCAAGAAAACAGGCGATAAGATTACAGCAATTAAACCAAATATCGCTGAAAAGGTTGCTAATAAAATCGCTGGAATGGTGGATATCGTAGCTAGGGTTGTTGTAGAGGATGACGGAACGAGAACACTAAATTTCAAGTCAAACGAGGTTGTATTTGGTGGTGGTAGATTGAAGAACATCACACATACATCGATACCGCTCGATTGGTCAGAATTATGCAAGGTCTATGACGAAGCGAACGAGAACGTTCACAAGGTCGATAAAACCGAAGAATCTGAGAAGGTCGAAGAACCAAAAAGAGGGAGAAGAAATAAAGAGGGAACCGAAGAAGAACAGCATGTTCAAACTGAGTTCGAAGAAATCATAAACAAAGAAATCATGAACGATATTCCCGAAGAAGTTGAGGAAGTGGAAGAAGAAAAACCAAAGAGAACTCGAAGAACTAGGAGAGAACGCAATGTTGGTTAGGAAACTCAAAGAGCTTGGATATTGGGATGGGTTGGTTAAAACATATCATGAGAGTGGTAAGAATGCGATGTTCAAGGCACTCAACAATCTTATAAACAACAATCATGATTTATCATTCGCATTTAATGCACAAGTTCATGATTTGTGCAAAGACTATATCGTATATCTAATGGAAAGAAATAAAAAGAGAGGTAAATAAATATGAGTATTTTCGATAAGTGGGATAAGAAGGTTGATATCAAGGCACTATCTGAGGAGGTTCAAGAAGTTGAGAAAAACGGCGGAGTTGGAGAATATGAGGAAGTTCCAACGGGTAAATATGAAGTGAACATTGAGAAGATGGAAATCAAGGAAACTAAAAACGGTGACCCGATGTTCAGTTGTTGGATGCGTATCCTTGCAGGAGAATTTGAAAACAAAATTCTATTCTACAATCAAGTAATCACCAAGAATTTTCAGATTGCACTAGTTAACAAGTTCTTGAGAAGTCTTGAAAGTGGCATCGATGTTGATTCATTCGTTGGATACCGTGAGTATAACAATCTGATTATGGATATTCACGAAGCTATCGATGATGCTGGTCTTGAATACATGATTGAGTATTCGAAGAACAAGAAGGATTATCCGATTTACACAATTAAAGAGGTATTTGAAGGGTAAACGAACATGTTAGTTTACGATTTCGAAGTGGTCAAGCACGATTGGTTAGTGGTCGTGCTTGACCTACTAAACAAAACGGAACACACAATTGTTAATAATCGTGATGAACTGATTAATCTTTATGAGAAACATAAATCATCCATATGGGTTGGGTTTAATTCAAGGCACTATGACCAATTTATATTTAAATCGATTATATGTGGATTGAATCCTAAAGAGTGTAACGATCACATCATTAAGAACAATCAGTCGGGCTACACATTTTCAAAACTGTTCAATAAGATTCCACTAAATAACTATGATGTTATGGAATCGGGAGATGGTGGATTGAAGAAGTTTGAAGGCTTCATGGGTAACAACATCAAAGAATCTTCAATATCGTTCGATATAGATAGGAAGTTGACCAATGAGGAACTCAATGAGTTAGCAACATACTGTAGCCATGACGTTCATCAAACTGCTGAAATCCTACTTGAACGTATTTCAGATTTCGAAGCACAGATGGAACTACTGAAGATGTATAAGATGCCATTATCGTATATATCTAAAACTAAAGTTCAGTTGAGTGCTGAAATCTTGGGAGCAATGAAAAGAACATACGATGACGAGTTCGATATACATATCCCCGATTGTGCAAGAGTTGAGAAGTACACACAAGTTGTGGATTGGTATACCAATCCTAAAAATCACCGATACAGGGTGGGTAATAAGACTAATCAATTAGAGTTAATCATGGCTGGTATACCGATGAAGTTCGGATATGGCGGTGTACATGGTGCGTTGACTAAATATCATGCGAAGGGTTTTTTTCTAAATATGGATGTTGGTTCACTATATCCAACACTCATGGCATTGTTTGCTGAATACTGTTTTTCACGCTCAGTTACCAAAGAGGGGCGAGATAGATATATAGGTATATTACATCACAGATTAAAGCTGAAAGCTGAAGGAAAGAAGAAGGAACAAGCACCATTTAAAATCGTACTGAATGGAACATACGGAGCGATGAAGGATAAATACAATAAATTGTATGATCCTAGAGGTGCAAACAACACTTGTATATTCGGTCAAATATTGGTTGGTGTTGACCTTCTCGAAAGGCTCGAGGGCAAATGTGAAATCATACAGGTGAACACGGATGGTATTCTAATCAGAATGTTCAACTATGATGATTACGCAATGATTGATGATATCGCTTACGAATGGGAACAGCGAACGGGGTTAACGCTCGAATTTGATGATTATGGATATGGTGAGATTTTCCAAAAGGATGTTAACAACTATCTGATAATAGATGAATGGGGTAATTATAAGGCTAAAGGTGAATACGTTAAGAAACTCAACAGACTTGATTATGATTTACCTATAGTTAATAAAGCACTCGTTGATTACATGGTCAAGGGTGTTCCAATCGAACGAACAATCAATAGTTGTAACGATTTGAAGGAATTTCAGACGGTCAAAAAAATTTCATCTAAATATGATTCAATCCTTCATGGTGGATGTTGGTCGAGTGTTCAGCGAATCAATCCAGCAACGGGGAGATTAAAGATGTTCAGAGAATTCACGGGTGAACGGAAGTTACTCAATGAAAAATGTGTGAGAGCGTTCGCATCTATCGATAAAAATGATGGTGGCTTGTGGAAAACCAAGGGTGACAAAATCGAAAAAATCGAAAGTACACCAGAACATGTATTCATTTATAACGGTGATGTTAATGATGTGAAAGTTCCGAAGAAACTCGATAAGAGTTGGTATATAGGTGTTGCAAAAGATAGATTGAATAAATTCGGAGTTGCTTATGAGTAAATGGAACGGTAACGATTTAGTTTTTAAAGGTTACGCAATCGGGAAGGGTAAAAAACCAATACAAAAAGTTAAAAATGCGAATCTTAAATCATGGGATGATGTGATAGATTCCGAATCGTTCGGTGCAATTCTCAATTCTGAATTCATTGATATATCGTTTGATTCTGAAGAACTATCTGATATGTTCTTTGACGTCTCCATAGATATAGTGTATACTTTTTACGTAAATAGAACAAGTGTTTCATACATAAATTACGAGTACTTTTTGAAGAGAACAAATTTATACTTTTCGAGGTTAACGCGTTGTTGTACACTTGTAACCCGATTTGTGGCTTTGCGGTGCAGCCCATCTAACATCCGAGGCACCGCTCGTATGGAGGA